GAAAATGGAAAAAACTGCCAAATATTGGCAAAAAGTTAAGTCAAAACTCAACTAAATATGAATAAAGACATGGAAAGAGAAATATACATACAAAACGAAGAGTGGCAGACGCGATTTAACGGCAAACTTGAAGACGAGTATCAGATTTATCTGATGCACGCTATTGATAAGCCATTAAAGACGTTTGATGAATGGATAGATCAAGGAATCATCTAACACAAAAACCAAATGAACGACATGGAAAGAGAGATATTGATACAAATAATCGAAGCCAATGCAGAAAAGATTAGAGCATCTGCTGCATTTAAAAAGCTCAGCAAAGAAGAAATGCTAAAGATTAAAAAGCAATTCCTGGAAACCACAAAAACCAAATGAAATATATACCAAATGGAACGCCACGTCTTGAAGAAATAGAAATATTGTTAAACGCTGGACTATTCTGGCTCCATGCAGACAACGATGAAGACCCAGATGATCCTCGTGATGCCAAAGCTACCGCCGAAGAATGCTTCGTCGAAGCACACGCAATTGCAGTATATCTGTTAGAACAACAAAAACAAAATGAAAATAACACTAAGTAAAATATCACATAACGAACGTCTCTCCGAAGAGACGCATTGCTTTGACGCTACAGTCAAAGTTAACGGCAAGCCAGCATTCGGGGTATGTAACCACGGTCATGGCGGGAATAATGAGTATTATGACCTGCACTCTAGCGGCTATACCGCAATTGCTGATCTAGTAAAGCAAGCTGAAGATTGGGTGCGAATCAATTGTCCATCGCATGAAACGCTCATAGAAAATAAAGACGGCACGTTTTGGAAAATGCCAATGTCGTTGGACTCTTTTGTATGCGACTTAGTAAACGATTACTTAGACAAAAAGAGTCTTACTAGGATGCTAAGAACAAGCTGGGTGTTTGCCAATAAAGACGGTGTCTTCACACTACGCAAGACTGCCCATCCAAATCAGGTAGAACGTGAATCAAAAACATCCATCTTGTTAAATAATCTCAGCCGAGAAGCGGCTTTGGAAACGTATAAACAGTATAGCAAGAAAGCATAAAACAAAATGAAAATACTAATAGCTTGTGAGTATTCGGGCACGGTGAGGGAAGCCTTCCGTGCCAGAGGACATGATGCAATGGCGCAACAGTGGGGCACCTTAACTTAATATGAAAACGAACAAAACAAAACGAGTTTTGCTTAACAAGTCGCCTATTTGGGTAGACCCAGAAACAGCGGCCATTCTAAAGGTATGGCGGGGCTTTTATGGCATCCCCTATGGTCGATCCATAGATGCTATGGTGGCCTACATTAGGAGCCGCCCTGACTTTCGGATTCCGATGACTGGGAAGCGTCCGAGCTTGATAGTATACGAACGCAAACCTTGATGAATCCATCGCTTTCCCAGCGGTCGAGGATTACAATGTCTTGGACATCCTCAATGATCACGTTGGTAAAATCGGGGTGATTCTCACATTTTTTATCCGTGATAAACAGGTGATCTCCGCTGGCATAGTGGGGCATAAAAATAAATGTTGACTTACTAATAAAATTAAATGATACACTACGGAATAGACAGTCGTTGCAGACTTGTCCAGACTTTCCAGAAGCTTACGAGTTCCCTGGAACACAGCCTCGGAGTGACCGCAACCACTGCCGGGGCTGTTTCTTTTCCCGATCTAAAAGGACACCCTCACCAACTGACCCGCGCACGGCAGGACGTGAGGATAGAACACGGTGTCGCCTCGATCAACATACCACGCGACTTAATACATGACGCTCCAGCAATGGAGGTGAGTAACGTGAGCTGGGTGAATAGAGTCAATGCCGTCCCAATGCTCACGTAGATGACCACTGGCTCCAGCTTTTCAGACTGCCAAGCATCCTCTCCCAGCAATGGGTGAGTTGTGCCCACTCTCCTACTTTTCAGAAGACTGACAAGCAGCTAGCAAAGCTAGTCGTTTTTCCTAAGGATAAAACGAGCAAGATATTTTCCTTGATAATAAATAAACAACCAACCAAAAGACAGTATGACCACTAAAGAAAAGATAATGAAGATAGCACTTCAAGAAGTTAGCAAGCGCGGCGTAGGCCGTGCAGCTAGAGCGGAGGCCGAAGGTCTCACCGAATCGATAATGCTTTGTATTGATAGCCAACCTAAAACCACAGAAATATATGAACAAGAACTTGAACGAGCCAGCACAGAAATCAGACAGCTTAAACGTGACCTTGGTGAATCCTACGTTAAGCTTGCCGAGCAAGCGCGAAGCCTATCTGGAGCGACTGTTAAAGATAGTGATGACGTATCCATTCCTACCACGTAGACTGCACGAAATTCTAGAAACAGAGGAGAAAAATTATGAGTGATCCATTCGTACATCTTAGACAAGCAGGGTTAATTACTGTCGCGCCGCCGATAGATGATGCGCCCAAGAAACGTGGCCCTAAAGTGAGGCCAGTACCAACGCAGATAGCCTTGGCTATTGCTGAATATAAAAAGCAAAAATCCCTGGCTACAATCTGCAAAGAATTTGGTGTCAACCGTAACACCTTAGCCGTATATTTGTACGGAGATAAACATGAAAACAAACGACCAAAATAAAATTATCCTCGCCAAACTGTGGCATGATCTATTAGCTGCAATCGGTTGGAAAAAAACTCGGAGAAAATAAATATGTACTACACTAAAATGAGACTAGAAAATGAGGCTTATCAACGCAGAGTTGATAGTGCTTGGGAACAACGTGAACGAGCGCAAGACATGGCTCGCTTCGCCGTGCCAGATAAAGAAGAAGCAGAGAAATATATAGCTGAACAAATGATTCGTTTTAAGGAGGCCAGCAAATGAACGTAAGCAAAATAGAAAATACCCAGTACGGCTTTGTGTTTGGGCCTGCCAACATCACTCGTATATGTGATTCAGAAAAGTGGGGATGCATATTAGAGGTTTCTGGCGCGAGGCAGAGGGTAGAGATTCGCGTAACACCATCGGGACAACTTCGAGTCGGGCCAATTATTACACGCAAGGAGGAAAAACAATGAGCGACACACCACAAACAGATGCCTTTGAAAACCTTGGGTTTCTTGACCAGCAGATGACTTGGTGGGAGTTTGCACGCCAGCTAGAGCGCGAGCTTGCCGAGATGCAAAGGAAACTTAATTCGGCGGTGGCAGCGCGGATTGAATTAGCAAAGGACAATCTGTATTTGTTAAAACAGTTAGAAAGTATCGGAACAACAGATTGCATGGGCGTGGCGGGGATGACCATGCGGCAGGCTTATAAAATTGCTGCGCTTCATTCTTTAGCTAAACGGCTTCAAAATGGAAATTCATATACTGCGGACGATATTGCAGATACTTGCGGAGAATTAGCTGACGCAATGACATGGGAAGACAAGGAGGCCAGCAAATGAGTACTGCCGATGGTTTTACTGTGTTTCGCAGGGTTGCTGGAGATAAAATTGCGGAACTTACTGAACGCGCCGAGAAAGCAGAACGCGAACTTGCCGCTAAGGACAAGGAGATTGCCGATGCGAATACCGTCATTGATAACATGACGCAATCACTAGAAGCCGTCCTCGAAAGCCCATTGCCAGCGAGGACATTTTTCACGCTCGCAGCCGCCCTCTATGACAAAAAGGATGATAGCAAATGAAACTAACAAATACACCAGCAGTGCATCGAAAGATTGATTACGCTCATGAATACGGCACGCTATGCGGCCTCCTATCCATGCTAAAGCATGGAGCAAACCTGGAGGCTACGCTCAAAGAGTTTGATTACATTGACCAGCGCAACAAGGATCAGTACCTAGAGAATATGCGTTGGTATGATGAGAACACCGTCCCTTCACCAACTGTAATGGACTAACATGAATGGTAAAGGAGACAAGCCACGGCCAATCGCTGTTGATAGAGCAGTCTATGAAAGCAATTGGGATAATATTTTTAAACCTAAACATACACAGAATAAATGCAAAGCGAACAAATGTATATCGGAGCCTGCCTCGCAGACAACTCCCTCGTTGATCAAGGAATCGGACAAGGAATAAGAAGCGATAGCTTCACCACCCAATCGTTCCAGTCCATCTGGACTGCAATGGTTGAGCAGAGAGCAAAGGGTCAGCTCGTTGACGTATCATCATTGGCTATGGTTATGGGCAGAGATTGCCCATTACAGGACTTGATGAATGCGGAGACCTCTGCACCCACTTCGCTTAATGGTAAGCGAGCAATGCAGAACATCATCTGGGAACATCAGAAGCGCAGCGTAAGGCCAGCGTTGAATGATGTCATCTCGATGATCGATGATGATGCAAATCAAGACAGGATCGTGAGTGCGGTGGAAAGCTTGCAGCACTATCTCAAACCACAGGAGGCCGAAGCATCTACGCTAGACCAACTGATCGGAGAGGTGAGCCTATGGGCAAAGCAAGAAGCTGATGGCACACGCGATCAAGTTGACTTGGTTAAGATTGGCCTTCCGTCATTCGACAATGGAGCCGGGGCCATAGAACCACATGAATACATCGTAGTGGGAGCACGTACCAGCATAGGCAAGTCGTCGTTCATGGCACAGGTGGCCAGCCATAACCTAACGAGGGGGCTTCGGGTGGCCTACTTCACCCTGGAGACCTCCGCTAGTGCAGTGATCAAGCAGATTGCCTCACAAAGGGCGGGCGTAAATCTACGTATGTTTGCTCAGGAGTTTGAGCAAAAGCACAAGCAATTCCATACAGAATTGGATAGGCTTGGTAAGCAACATCTTAGGGTGTTTGACAAGGACATGAGCCTGACTCAGATAGAAAGCAGATGCCGCATCATTGCAGCCAGTTGGAAGCCTCAGCTAGTCATCATCGATTATATGGGGCTTATACGCGGAACTGAGGGCTCAGCCTATGAACGCATGGGTCAGCTATCAAAGGCTATGATTCCGCTTAGAAAGAGCCTAGGATGCGCTCTAATGGTGGCTGCTCAGCTCAATCGTAACAACGAAAGGGAGGATAGAGCACCAAGCAGGACTGACTTCCGAGATGCTGGCAGTATTGAGGAGGATGCCCATCGGATTATTGCCATCCATAGACCCTCCACTTCCTTCGGTGGCAACCCGCAGGAGCTTGGCATGAGTACGTATGACTACGAACTGTTGCAACTGAAGTTGCGTGATGGCCCACTGTGGCACTCACGCATAAGATATTATGCACCACACACCACCTTCGTAGATGCCCCAGGAATTTGATCTCTTCGGTGAATCATTGGGAAACACCGAACACCGATTCGACCCCAATCCGGTGTTAACGAGGGTTGATTCTGTTAAGAAAAAAGATAAAGAAACAAAGGATTATTGTTTACATTCTGCCATGCGGCCTTATGAATTAATCCGTATTTCTTCAACGTCAGTACTAATAATGCACAAATAAAACTATGATTACATACGACAATACAAGAGCGTTAGGCATAGGTGAGACTGTCCTTCCAACGGACTATTGGTCTGTACCTATTACAAGCCCAGGTGAAAAGCCAGAGCTGTCATGCGTAGATGAGCCAGAGATTGGCCTCATCTTAACAGGCGAAGAGCTGATTGAATATCGCCGTTCATTACAAGGTGATCCTTGGGAAATGATATACACTGAGCTTGGTCTGATTACAGACTGCGCTAAGGAAGCATTCAAGATTGCCTGCGAAAACATCAAGCTGATGGATCGTAAGCAACTAGACTACGGCAGCGGTAACATCTCAGCCTTCGGTGAGTTTGGTGTTCTCGTTCGCATGAACGACAAGATTGAACGCCTTAAGAATCTTAACAAGATGCCCAATCCTAAAAACGAATCCGTTGAGGATAGTTACATGGACTTGTGCAACTACGCCATCATTGCAATGATGATCCGTAGAAACATTTGGAAGTAATAACACGTAATAACAAGTAATAACATGAGCACAAATATCAAATCGTTAGCAGATGCAGCATCAACAGCCGTTGGCGAATACATCAGTGGTGGCTTTCAAGCCGTCATCGTATCCGCTCGCACGTTCAATACCAAAACTGGTAAGACAATGTATAAGGCCAAACTAAGCGAAGGCGATCTCACAGCAGATGCCACTAGCTTCTCAACTGACTTCGCTCCCCATACAGGGAAGCTTGTCAAATGGGTAGGCATGGGAATGAAACGTGGAGATGACTACAATGGCATCGCACAGATTACGCTTGGAGATAAGGTTCGCTGGATTCCTACAAGTGATGCACCTACAGCTCCAATCCCAACCACATCTACAGTGAATAAATCTACCAACACTACTCAAAGTAATAGCTCCCGCATCGAAGGCGTAACCATTGGCATGGCCATCAATAAGGCCGTGGACATTGCTATCAATAGCGGCAACACTGAGAACGATGTCATCTGGAAGATTGCATCTGACTTGGTACGCATTGCACAGAAGATGCAGCGCGGCGATCTTGCTCCAGAAGAACAGGTCGAGCCAATGGATAGCGAGAAAGAGCCATTCTGATGTTTCATTTATTAGCTCTAGCATTATCACCAATTGCCGTTGTACTTATTATGTCAGCGGCAATTGAGATGATATATAAATTATTAACATTAAAAACAAAGAATAAATAATGAGCTTTGAATCTGGACATTGGTACACAAGAGATGGGAAAGCGCGACATACGCAGCCTACTAAATCGGCTAGTGCCAAGAAACCTACTAGACCAACAAGACTATCTGATGCCATTGAGCAGAAGTTGTTGCCTAGTGTTTCTGGTATAACGAAGATGCTCTCAGCCCCTGGGCTTGAAGTGCATAAGATGAGGAAGCTGGCTGAGTGTTGCTTCGATAACCCAGCCCATCCGGGAGAGGACATGAAAGGCTACATCAGTGCCATGATAGATAAGAGTGGCGAGGATGCAGGAAATGCTGCTGACTTAGGTACACTTATCCATGCATCTATTGAGGACTACCTTAAAGACGGTGCATATAATGACAAGGAAGTGGTGTTAAGCACTGGTATCACTTGCCTGCTATCAGAGATGGTTCAGCCAGCTATTGATAAATGGAAGAGCATGGGTGTCACGCTACAGCACGCTGAGAAAGTACTGGTATCTGGCCAGTATGGATTTGCTGGAACTACTGACATCATTTGGACAAGTGAAACCAACTATGGTATCTTGGACTGGAAGTCTAAGCGCACTGATAAAGGCAAAGACTTTGATCCCATCGATACACACGTCATGCAGATTGCTGCATATATTACAGCTCATTGGTCTGAACCCGATAGCATAATGCCATTCGGACACAAGGCCAAGGGGTATAATATGTACATCTCAACTACCGAACCTGGTAGGGTTGAGCTTAAAGAGTATTCCTACGAACAATTAATTAACGCATGGGACGATTTCAATTGTCTATGCAAACTATGGCGCAGTCGTAATCAATACGATCCGCGCTTCTAACCCAAGTGAAAATCCCTACACCAGAAAACGATATTGAATTCATGCGTAAGCTTGGATTCAAACCTCTTACCTACCCCTATCTTCTACCAGTAGAAGAGGAGGAGTTTGCTGGTGCAGTGGACAGTTTAAGCAGAGGCAATATCCCCTATTCATTAGTCTATTTTACAGACAATGAAGTGGAGATTTGGACAATCCCAGAGTTCGATACAGAAGAAGATGCTTCGTAGAACCCGCATTCGGAGAGTCTCCAATAAACGGAGGCTCTCCCTTGCGCTTTATTTTGGCCTGCGCAAAGAGTACTTAGAAAAACATTCACAATGTGAAATTGGTTGTTGTCAATCTGACGCAACTGATATTCATCATAAGCACGGCAGAGGAATCTATTTAAACGAAGTGGCTACATGGTTAGCCGTATGTCGTTGCTGCCATACAAAGATTCATAACCAGCCCAGATGGGCTAGAGAAAACGGATACATAACAACATGAAAGATAAAATCAAAGTCATCACCGAAGCCCTGCTCTCAGATGTTCTCCATCAAGAGACGGCACAAGATCAATACAATAGCTTAGTTCGCCTTGAGAAAGGTGCTAATGCTATTCTCATGCTGCTCCAAGCAGAGGAGATGCTATCAAAGGGAACCAAGAAATGAAAGTGGTTCCGATAGAAAATATGAGGTTCAATGTCCATTCAGCGGATGGAGATGGAAGCTTCTACTTAGTTGATGTCACTGAGAATGGTGGCATCGGACAATGTTCATGTCCAGATTTCGTTACACGTTGCCAAAGCAGGATCGATGACAAGCTTCCATTTAAGGACTATCCCGATCCAGCGAGGCAGCACTGTAAGCACATCAATGCCGCATTACTTTGGCTTGGTAAGATGGTCGCCGCTCGTTCTATTAACAAGGACGCTAGCGTAATTTATGGCCAAAGCTGAAAAAACTTGCGCTGGAAACCGTTGGACTTATGCACGCAAAGAATCCTTTATCCGCTCTGCTTTACGTAGGGCGTTTACTAGATGGCCTGTGGCGTATGATGTACGAAAAGCATTACGCCGTGAATACAAAGGTAGCAATCCGCGTCAGCAATGGGAGTACCAATGCTCGATGTGCCAAGCATGGTTTTCTCAAAAAGAAACCCAGCTTGATCATTACCCCCCCTGTGGTAGTCTTCGGCCCCTTGACAAATTCGTTGACACACTGTTCTGCGAAGCGGAAGGTCTTAGGATCGTCTGCAAGAAATGCCATAAACAAATAACCCATAAAAGCAAATGAGCCATACCCTAAAACGTCTATTCTGGGACATCGAAACATCCCCTAATGTTGTCCTCTCCTGGCGCGTTGGTTACGATTTAAACATCGCGCAAGATAATATCATCAAAGAACGAGCCATCATCTGCATTGGCTACAAGTGGGAGCATGAGAAGACATCTCACATCCTTACATGGGACAAGAAGCAGTGCGACAAAGCTATGCTCAAGAAGTTCCTAGAGGTAGCATCAGAGGCTGATGAAATGGTTGCACACAATGGAGACAGGTTCGATATGCCCTGGTTTAAAACCCGCTGCATATACCACGGCTTAGACTTCCAGCCCTATAAGTGCATTGATACGCTTAAATGGGCACGCCGCCAGTTCCTATTCAACTCTAATAAGATGGATTACTTGGCTAGGTACTTAGGTATTGGAGCCAAGATTAAGACCGAGTTTGGCCTATGGAAGGACATTTGTCTACACAACAGTCCCAAGGCCATGAAGCTAATGACGGACTACTGTAAGCATGACGTAGTGATACTAGAGAAGGTATGGAAGCGTCTCTATGATCTTGTTAATGCCAAGACACACGCAGGCGTAATGCTTGGCCATGAGAGATGGACTTGCCCACATGATGGCAGCCGCCATGTCCATACCCATAAGACTTCAGTTACAGCTAAAGGCGTTAAAGCCTATATGATGAAATGCTTAGATTGCGGCCACTACTACAGCATCTCGGAGAGCGTGCATAGTGAGTATGTAGCCTACAAATTGGAGAAGAAGAAATGAGCGACACACCACGGACGGATGCCGTATTAAAAGAGCTTTCGACCATGAAAATACGTTACAACGCATGGAGTGATGCATCATTTATTTCTGAATATGCCCGCCAGTTAGAACGCGAGCTTTCCGCTAAGGACGAGAATATTGCTTCCCTACGCGCTCAACTTTCCGATGCAGACAGAGAGATGGCAAGACTCCACAGACTAGAAGACGCTTGTGAAAAACTTATTTTACGATTGATGACAGAAGAACAAAGTCGAATTGTTTGGATGACAGAAGAATATTTATCTCCAATACGAGAGAACTTAAAGCAGCGTTTCCCATATCAGTCATCCCCAGAGTGGAATAAGCAGGCCAGCAAATGAGCGCAAAGAAGAATAAGAACTAACGCCTAGTTGCAGATGGATAGCCCTCTCTCTGCATAGCTACATCTTTAGAGATTACGCCTACTTGCTCCCAATGATCAATTAGATCACGGTGTTGTTTAATAGGTGTTCTCGCAAGAATTTGATCAATTATTATCTTTCTGCTGCCATCTGAAGAGTTAACAGACTTCAGCATGGTATCCACTGGCCGTTCTCCTTTTGCTGTTTTCATGTATTGCGTTTTATACGCATCTTTAATTGTAACCGCAAAATTATAATTAACTTTAGCAAGATCAGATATAGCTTTCTCTTGATCGTTTTGACTGCCAAGTGGTAGAATATTTTTGTTGTAATAATCCTGTGCAGTTTCCTCTAGTCCTCGCTTCATAGGAAGAACTGTTCCTGTGATTACTTGAGCAATAATTTCTACTGGAACATTGCCTTCTTTCATAGCAGCAATTACATCATCTTGTTTAATTATTCCATTCTGAAGAGATGTTAAATCATTATAATGAACACGAAGATTGTTAATAAAACTATTTTTTTCTTCTGAGTATTTGTTATACAGCATTGGTTCATTAATACCTGGCAATGCTTTCTTAATAGCAGACTTATATGCAGATTCACTTTCTGCTGCGCTTGTAACACTATCACGCATAGCAAGAACTCCAGCCTTTAATGGATCAAAAGAATTCTCTCTATACCCAAGACCTCTTTCCACCACTGCTTCTGTTGTATATTTCTGGCCAAGATTCCCCTCAATGCCAAGACGAGCCTTTCTTAATCTCTCACCTGTATTAGATATCATTCCAGGTACTACTGTTTGTGATAGGAAATACTCTACACGTTCTTTAGGGTCGCGTGTTTGGCTAATAGGAATACTTGTTCCGTAATAGTTACCAGTAATTGCTTCAATAGCTGGTGTTAATCCAACACCCATATCGTCACCAGCAAAATATTTGTATGCAGCTTTAACGCCGGGATTGAGATTACCCTCTAATGGTTTGTCAAAGACACTGGTAACAATATTGACAAGATCGGCTTGAGGTAGCAGATAGTTTACAGGAGTATAGCTTACTGTTTTACCGTCCTTTGAAATATTAAAGATGATGCTCTTGTCTCTATCATAAGATGGAACAACGCTGCGCTTTAACCGCTGCTGATCTTCTTCGGATACTCCGTTAAACTTATTGATCATCTTTGGTATGGCAGCAGTTGCTGCCAATATACCAGCGAGATAGACCTTACGTTTTACACCAGCATTATACATTGCTGTATTGCCAGTTTTCTTTCCTTCCTCTGTCAATTGATGGGCATATCTTACTTGATTAGTTAACACCCTCGCATTGTCATATGAATAGTTAACGAATGATTGAAGTGCTCCAATACCAGACATCTGCTTAACTCTGAGAGGTACACGATTATAGCTCAAGAAGTGGTCATTTGTTAGTTCAGCAGCTTTCTTCTTAATTGCATCCATCCCAAGCGTTGGAGAATGCTCCATCAATTCCTTAATATTTGTCTGCCATAGCATGAACCTAGTTGTGGAATCAGGCAGACTTGCTATGTTCCCAAGGAAATTTAATGCTTTTGAAATAGGGCCAGTAACACTTTTACTGGTTTGAATCCCTGCCATATTCCTAATTTCCTCCAGTCCAAGCCCACCTTGTAACATCCCATACCGCTTGGCTTCTGCTATCTGTTGATTCAACAAAGTCCTAGATTTACCATCTGTAGATAACAACTCTTTGCCCCAATCAAAATCAGCAATCGCAAGCTTAAATCCTTTAACCGCACCACTAAGATTAATCTTACCAGTGCTAGCAGATAATAATAAATTGCTCCATACTTGTGGAGCTATAAAATTATAGATGTCCCCAACGGTCTTGTTGGCTTTAAAGAAGCCGATTAACTTAGAATAGTTTTTGCCAACTTCACTATTACCAAAAAGACCACTAGCCGTCATTTCCTTATATGCATCCATTACTGGTTGCGTAACATATAAATTAGCAAAGTTGTGATCTGGATTTGAATTATCTGGAGCAAATCTAATCTGTCCTGCTTCTGGATTCTCAGTTGCCAGCCCTTGGGACTTAAGCAATTTAGCGATATTCTTCTCAGCTATATCCCTATGCACCAGCTTAGATAATTTATCTATTGTTGAATAAGCGCGAGCACCAGGGTCTGTGATTTCACCAAGCATTCTTAATCCAGATTCAGATATCTCCTGTCTTTTGCGAAGGACACCATTAATAGCAGACTGTTCGTTGGCTAACATATCAACGATCTTGCGTTGAGCTTCAACGTCTGTTAACCCATCAGCTATTAATTCTGCCTTAAAATTGGCTTGATCCCTAGGATTTGGCTTCCAATCAATTCCTTGTTGATGAGCTTTAAACGAACGATTCATATAGGTAAGCAAATTTGCACCTATAGTTCTACGAGTCTCATCAGTTGTTGGAAGATTTTCTTGTGCGTATGTAGTGTATTTTAAACGTAGCTGATTAAATCTTAATAGAGGTTCTCTTAAGTCAGATGGTGCATCAAATACGTCTAGCTTACCATCAAGAATTTTATTAGCGTATGCCCTTGCTGATGCTGGATCAGCCTGTTTCTTACTCCAATCAGTAATCTGTTTTGCCAATCCAAATACTTCTGACTCATTTCCAGCAATATTATTAGCCTTATTAATTAATTCATCACGCACTTTTGTTCCTAGCAAAAGCTCTGGAGTAAATGCTGCTATAGTTGCCTGCTTAAGATTGCCGCTTGCAAAATTACGTACACCAAATGCAGCCGCTCTAGGAGCTGCAAATCCTAATACAGCATATGTTGCACCTACATTTAATGGTGATGACTTCCCTTCCTCGACAGCTTTATTATATCCGTATGTAAATCCACCAACAGCACCAATAGCAGATGCTGCATTAACACCACTTGAAATTGATTTTGATAGAGCTATCCTGGCTAATTCAGCCTTATCATATGACTGGTCTAGAACTCCAGTTTGTCTTCCACCAATATCAATAGATACGTTGCCCTGTTCATCTCTAGCCCCAATCTGTTGAGTATATGAAGGAGCAGGTGCTGGCTCTTGTTTAGCATTAACATCAATAGAGATATTACCTTCCTTGTCTCTTGTACCAATCTGCTGTGTATAGCTAACTGGATCGGATTGTTTAACTAATTCAGACTCTGCCAATTGCTGTTTAGTTAATGGTGAAATTACTTTTGATGCCCCGGTAAGTTCTGAACTATCTTGTTTGGCTAATATAGCTTCTGATGGAAGACCAATATGATCATCTATAAAGCTTTGCAGTTGTGCTGCAATTTTTGAATCAATAGGATGATCTGATTTAGCTACTTCATTTAATGCATTAGAGGCTGCAATTGGACTCTTGCCAGCAAGATTAAGTTTTTTATATAGACCATATACATTGGTCAATCCAGTTACACCAAGTTCAACACCTCCACCAAACGCTGCATTAAATAACCCGCTCTGCATAGCCTCATCCACTGTTGGCATTGGCTTATCAGACATTAATGACATTGCATATGGAGCTGTAAATCCAACGGCCCCACCAGTAAGAGATGCATCAACAGCACGAATGGCTACTGGAGTAAGGGCGCGATTAGCTGCCTCCACCTTCATTGCATTTGCTATAGCAACGCCTGCCTCTTTTCTTCCTAAAGAAGATATTGTTCTAACTCCAGCTTTTAATGTTTTAACAGTTGGGATGATGTTAATCAATCCAGAAACTACAGCTTCTGCTTGTGATGGGTCTTCAACTCCCCTGATTTTCTGACTAGCAATATTACCGCCATAGCCACCAGCAAAAGATAGTATTGGATATGATAATCCAAATGTTTCTGGTGCAAGCGCAGCACCAAGCAATTGACCAGCAGTGCCAACTCCTATGTCTGCTGCTAAACCTCCAGCAACCTGGCCTGCGGATGGTTGAGCTTGAGTTTTCTCATACTCATTTGGATCAAATCCATTTTGTTTGAGTTCCTCATACTCGTTTGGATTGAAGGCCATGTTCTATTATAGTCCGTATTTCTTCTTGATAAATGCAATCTTATCCGGATTAGCACCTGGATTTCTAGAAAGCCACGCCTTTGCATCATTTATTTCTTGATTTGCAGATGGTGCAGGAGCTGCTGGAGTGCCAGTGAGTTTTGGAACTGTTTGAGCAGCAGAAGTATCAATGCCAATACCACCACTTGGAGGAGGAGTTGTTGAAGATTGAGAAGGAGCCGCAAATGATCTCTGAACGTCAGAGGCTGAAGCATTGCCACCAAACATACCTGGAGTTTGCAAAGCAGTAGAATACATTGCTACGCTAGACCAATCTTGATTTTTTACGGCCTCTGCCAGTAATTTACTTACTCTTTCTCTTTCTTCCATAGGGGTTGGCCTAACTGCTCTAGTTGGTGTTGGTTCCCTGACTTGAGCCGCTGTACCAAAACCAGTTGTCATAGCTGTATATATCTTACCATCTTCACCAGTGATTTGCACAAGTGAAGGTTTGAAATTAACAGCACCTACTGTCTGCATTAATCGTGAGAGTTCACCAATATCTGTAACGCCATTATTAAACGCATTTGTTGCTAATGTATTAAGATCAAGCTTTCCGTCTTTAGTAGATGCTTTTACAGCTAAAGCCCATCCGTCTATTTGTGCTTTCTTCTGATCAAGTGCTTGTCTTCCAGTTGCAAGTTGTAAGTCTTCTAGTGCTTTTGTGTTTGGGTCTTTCATTGCAGTGGTAAGACCAGCTTGCATAACACCGCCAAACATTCCATTCATACGTGATGCCATAGCAGCTTGATCTGCTAATGAAATATTAGGATCATTAAATGATGTCTTTGCTTCACGTGCAAACGATTTAACAGCCTCTGGAATCCCTGCTGATTTTTCAATAAGGTCGGCGGTTTTTAAAGCTGTGCTAACTTGTGTTTTATATTCTGCACGCTTTTCAATTCCTTTCTCAATTCCTTGCAGGCCAGCACCAATACCCTGCCCAATGGCAGCATTGCCCTGTGCAGTCATCTGGCTACCAGACATAGCACCACGCAGATAGTCGTCGTATGAGATTGCCCCTAATTGAGCGTTAACGCCTTGTCCAAATCTGGCCATGATAATAGATAATTGATTGTTTACTTACCCTTTAAATGCACCAGCTACGCCTTTACCGATCATACCACCTAATGGGCCGCCGAACATACTACCAAGCCCACCAGCAATACCACCGATCATTGCGCCTTGGCCTGCATTAGATGCACCCTGAGCAGCAGCCTGAGCACCATAGACAGACGATTGATAGTTGCCGAGATTGGCGTTCTGTTGAAGAGCCATGTTGATGCCAGCACTTGTATCAAATAGCTGCGGCCCTTGCAGGCTAGCCATAAGATTGGAAGCATACCCTTGTTGCTGTTGACCCATGCCAGTAGCACTGCTTTGACGGCCAAGAATAGCCATCATAGGATCGAACTGTGTGCCACCATAAGCCCCTGCGAGCTGTAAGGCATAGGCGCGATCAGCAGCCGATTGACCTTGCTGGTATTGGCCTAGAACGCCAAGATTGGCGATGTTCTGTTGAGCTTGTGAAGCACCAAAGGCTCGATTCTGTTGACCAGCATTAAGAGCCATGCCAGCATTCTGTTGCTGACGAGCCAACTCTTGAGCCTGCACCTGCTGTTGATAGGCGCGATTTGATTCCTGCTCAGCCAAACTCTGTTGATTGACGCTCTGTGCCATCTGAAGATTCTCCATCTGGCGTTGACGTACAGCTTGCTGTTGAGCCAAGGCTTCAGCACCAACGGCTCCGCTACCCATTTCTACGCCGCGTGCCGCATAAGCTTCACGTACGCCCTGCTGTAGGCCACGGCGTTCTTGCGCATTAAGGCTGCCATCAGCCGTAAGATTGGTCATAGCAGCCTGCTGGATGGCTTGTGACATTTGTGATGGGCCAGCGTTCATTGCGCCGCCATACATCTGCTGACCTAGCCGCCCAGACCCAATCATTTGGGCATTAACATTGCCATATTGAGGCGCATTTTGAACCGCCTGTTGGAAGCCACCGTAGAAATTACCCTGATTCTGCAACTGGCTAGCATAGCCAAGCTGCTGATACATCTCAGGATTGGCCTGTCTAAATGCTGCCGCTGCCTGCTGACCAAGATTGGATACGTCTGCAATATCAGCCGCACGTAACGCTGTATTGGCTTCAGACTGAATACCAGTGGAAGCTCTTGTAGCTGTACCTAATTGATCTAGCGCACCGGGCTGACCGCCAACACCCATCATGTACTGATTGATGTCCTGTAAATTGAGCGCAGTATATTGAGGACGATAGGTAGCCTCAGACTGATACAGCTTCTGCTGTAACGCTGGGTCTGCCATTGCGTTCACATAATCAAGGGCTGCTTTGCCAGGATCGACTGGCGTTGGGGCTGGAGGTGGTGCTGCGACAGATGTTTTCATTTAGCTATGCGCTGAAAGGTGTTAGTATTATACACTCGCAACCTGTTTTCCCCATCCTTGACTCTTCGCCATGCGAGCTTTGGCAAATTATAGGGGGCTTGTGAAAGAAACCACTGAAAGGAATTCTTGCCTACGGCACAGTGAATGTACCAGCAATCAGGCTTGTCTGGGAACCAATCGTCATCACCAACACCAGCACGAATTGGTTTAGCCATTAAGAATTGGTATGGCTGACTAATCACTACGCCATGCAGTAAGTACCAAGAAAGTTGTTCCTCAAAGTTGAGGTTTTTTTCCACAAACATTTTCTTAGCTTCAACGATGGCGTTCATTTGTTTATCTGCCAGCGGCGAAATAGGAAATAAGGATACCAAATAAACTTAGGAATGCGCACGATCTTGACGTTGCTATTCTCTACTTTTGGTGGCTCAGCATCCCAGCATACCACCTTGGTCTTGCCCACCATGTCCTTCAGCCAACCATTGCGTGTAGGAGGACGGCCAGGATACCAGTAGTTATCAAACATTCCTAGCTCGATGCTGCTGCAAGAACACTCTCCCATCTTCCATCCATCAATGCTTCCCTTAATTGTTGCGGATGATACTGGGGCATTGGCAAAGTGGCAGCGATAGAACCGATAGTTGCTACCACGCACCATATCTAACGCATTCTCCATTCCTCCGTTTACTTGCATATCTGCAACGAATACATTCGTGCAGTCAGAGAACTTCATAATGTCATCATAATCACCAGGGTTTGGTGGATTTGTGAAGCCAGACACATCTGGATTATCTCCGTAATAGGACTTCCAGTTGGTGTCAGACATTAGTTGCTGCTCTCTAAATAGATAGATACGTTGTCACCGTAGGCAACAGTGGCTGCATTGTCTGTAACCTTGCACCGATAGACAGCAGACTTTGAAGCGAATGAAGAAAATGAATTGGTAAAAGACCATGATGTAACGGACGCATATTGATTCGTTAGAGTGAGGCCAGTGTCGCCACTGACATACTGCCACTCATAACTATATGGGGTTACTCCTCCAGTAGGTGTACATACTGCTGATCCAGAAATAGGTGTTCCTGGAGCCATCTCATACCCATCAACATATGTTGGTGTAGTTGTGGCTGCTAGAGACTGGTAGGCTTTACGCCACGTACCAGATACTTTTACCCATACAGCAACAACATTACGCCACGTTCCGCTTACTTTAGCAGAGGGAGTAACTGACTTCCAAGTTCCGCTTACTTTTCCGTATATTGGCATTAGCTATATTGGAACCAAATATCCCCATCGCTGCCACCAGATGGAGCTGATGTTTGAAATGAATAAGTGGCTAAAGCAATATTGCCAAGACCGAGAGCGGTACGGACACCTGATGCTGTAGTAGCCCCAGTACCACCACTAGCAAGTCCTAGTGTTCCAGCAAGGGCTAGTGTGCCAGTGCCAGTTACTGGGCCACCAGAAAATGATAGGCCGCTTAATGACGTGCTAGCATTAACTGATGTCACTGTGCCGCCGCCACCAGTTGTGGCTGTAATCGTGACAGCACCAGAGCCATTACTAATTGAAACACCGCTGCCAGCCGTTAACGTAGCAAGAGAATACCCGCTGCTCGCATTACCGATAAGAAGTTGGCCACTTGTAGGAGCTGTAGAAATACCTGTACCACCAGTAGCAATAGAAACGCTGCTCTGTGTAGCCAAGGAACCAAGACCTAAATTGGTACGTGCATCTGCTGCTGTCGTAGCACCTGTACCTCCATTGGCTACAGGAATCGTGCTTACACCTACGCTAATAGTGCCAGAACCATTGGTAACTGCAATGCCTGTACCAGCCGATATATTGCCTTTGGCAAATCCAGTGCCATTACCGATAGGGAGCTGACCATTAGTAGCAGACTCTAGCTTGGCCATTGTGATGCCAGCATCTTTAACAATGATTGCACCTGCACCAGAAATTTGAGTTGTAGAATTATCTACAGAGCCAGTAGCAAGAGCACCAAGATCAACAAGATTGTCTAGATCGGTTGCACTGACTTGCTGACCTGTCGTAAAATCAACGCCTTTAGTTAGAATTGCCATATTATGTAGCCTGTGTAAGTGAGTTGAAAGCTGGAACTCCGTTAATCTTTGTCATTCTAAGCTTTGGACGACCTTGTGTTGGTGTAACGGTCATTTGAATTCCATAGCCGCGAATGTTCCCAATCCTACCACGAATCGATGCGTCTTCTGACACAGGAAGCACTTCGTTGAGATAGCCAGCAATTGTGCCAATAGTAGCATTGCTATCCAAGTTTTCAGTCTCAACTGAAATAGTTGCATTGGATGCATTGGTCGATGAGCTTTCCACTTGAATCTCAAAGTTCTGGAACTTCTTGCGATCAGTCATTCCCATGTTGTATTGCCGCGTAGTAACATAGCTATCAACAGGATAGGCACTAGCAGATACGCCTGCTCCCAGTGCTAGAAGATCGATGTCGTCTTCGCGCCCATCAATAATATGCACACCACCGAAGCGATTAACAGCATACAACTTCTTGATGGATTCAGAGCCAGCACTGATTAGATTGGCAATATCCCAGCCTGATTGAGTAATTACATCGATGCTCTCCCATCCTTGATTAAGGACGTTATAGACAAGCAAAGCGTTATTCACGGAAGACGTGTCTAGTGGCACAGCAATCCAATAGCGATTGTCGTGATAGATAGCTACAGATTTATCTGCATAATCTGGATTGATACGTTTAATAATCGGATCAATTGAATTGCTGAGCGGCATACCTGCTCCGCGCAGATTGTACAATTCACCGAATGACGTAGCATACACACCGTTGTCTGATAGGAAATAAATTGAGTTACCGATTGTTACTACAGACTTTTGTGCAACAAGACCAGCTTCGCGGGTCACTTCATTAATCGTAATATCCAGCAACGATCCAGATAATCCATTGATAAGATGGATTGAATTGCGATTGAAGACTAGTGCTTGATCATTGGTAAATGGATGTACCCACTGGACGTAGTCGGCAATGCCAGCCGTTATCTTAAAGTCTGTCTGAAGCTGATCGTATGTATCGCCATCAAATACGTCAGAGAAAAGAATTTCATCTCTTACGTTTCGATCAGTAATCACTTCACTTCCAGAAGTCCCGCTTGTTGTATAACGGAAAGGAACAATAATTCTTCGTTGGTGATATGCGCCCCAAGCTGGAGCTGGCATATACGTCAATCCTAAGCCTTCGCTGATACGCCTAGACATCACTACTGATGTAGCTGCATGATCTGCCACTTGGGCAAAGAATGTAAGCGTGCCAGTTGTAGGAACTGTGGACACTGTATAGCCATCTCCGTTCTCAACTAAATCTGTTGCGCCTTTATCAATAACATAGATTTTGTCGCCAACTAAGAATCCATGAGAAGCTTGTGTCAGTGTAACAACACCATCAGCAATAACTGTATTGTTAGAACCATCTAAATAGACTGGTTGTGTACGTGTTCCATTTGGAACTTTTGTAAATGCTGGAGTGCCAGTGAAGCTACCGTTCCATTCTAACGCAGTGGCTCCATCTCGGAAGATATATATCTTTTTAAAAGCTTGGAGGAGTTTTACTGGAGACGATATAGATAGGCTGCCTGGGTACGCAATATTGGTTGCCGTACCATCGGGAATACTCACCGCTATTGCTTTATCATTTAAAGCAAGAATGATGTACTCGGCATTATCATCAGATGGATCAGAGAATAAGCAGCTACCATAGGCAGCGTTATTATTTCCGCTAAGGAATCCTGTTCCTGCCGTACCAGAGCCACTATACGTTTCGCTACCTGTAGCTCCAGTGATAGTGAATGTAAATGTGCTAGCACCAGTAACTGTGATTGTTCGATTACCAATAGGACTCACCGTACCTGTTAGGCCAGCGATACCCACCTGAGTGAGCGTAGTAAATCCGTGAGCAGATGACGTTGTTACTGTCACCGTTGTCCCGCTACGTGTCGCACTAGAAATCGTCTTAGATGCGTATATATAGAATGGTAGTATTAACGATTCAGAAGATGTTGTTAGATTGCCACCAAAGAAATCAATTCCCTTGCGTTGCTGCCATGCGCCATCGATGTCCATTCTCCCATTCTGAGAATAGGCAACTTGACCAGCTTGCAGTTGATCTGGACGCAAGCGATTGTTCATCGTTGCGAATATGGTGTCGCCAGCAGACACCATCTGGGTGTCTAAACGACCAAATGTCTCATAGCGTGGCATGGCTTATATTATCCTAACAATCCCAAGCTCTGCGACTCCAATAATTAGCAGATAGTTTATTAGATGTTCCTTTGATGCCGCCAGACCTAGCGCAATAACTTTTCTTATGTGCTGGGGAAGACTTCTTAATTGTCATATTAGCGTCTCCAAAACGCACAATCCGTTCCTTCCCATTCTGGCATCCCTTTACAACGGACTTCTTCCCACCCTTGAGGTCACGCCTAGGACTATTGCATGGTAGATCGCGGGGATTCATCCTACATCTTCTTCCGTTTATAGTCTACGCCTTTGATGGTTCCCTTATTACGGCTGGCATAGAACACCTGTTCGCCACGTTTCTTTCCGTATTCGGAAATCATCGCAGACTTAATCTTAGAGCCTTTCTTAGTTAAAGGCATTTACTTGCAATTCTTACGTTTGCAATAGCCACCGCTTTTGCTGCCATATTCCATCTTGCGTTCCATTTTGCTTTCGGAACCTTCGTGTTTCATCATCTGCTTCTTAGACTTGTACTTTTCGCCTTTAACGCTCATATTAATTGTAGTTGGTGTTATGTGCCAAGATACAGCCAAATGGCTTTAAATGACACGGAAAGTGGGGTATATGCGATTCTAGCAGATTACTTGGCTGTCCGAGCTAACGGACGGCTACCAAACCACCACATAACCGCTGTTGACGTAGTGAATACGAAGTCTGAGATGACGGCTTCTGTGGCAGTTATACCTAGTTTATCGCCAAAGATGACACAAGCTAGCGTTACAATCATGGCCCAAGTGAGGCCAGGGCGGGTGAATGCACGGAAGCTATCTACTAATACGCGGATCGCTGACACCCATGCTGGGGTGTTGGCAGGAATGGCAATATCCTCATTAGCCTGCTGGGAAGTGTTAAATGCCGCCAGTTCGCCTTCCGTCACCTTTAGGCGAGACATAGCCTCCATCTTACGTATCTCAATGTCGGCCTCCATCCCCTTAGC